GGTCTAAGTAGTGTTATCTGCACGTGCCCTTCACCAGATATCAATCTGGACGGGCACCATGACCGTGTGCATACGCAATACACCAGGAATGGTGTATGGCGAACCGCGTTCCGTTGAATCTTTTTTAGAGATCCGCACCTTACGGTTTCCTTTCAATCTCACATACTTACTACCCGCCCCAGAGTTGGGGGGGTCGAAGTACAGGAGGGCTTCAAGTGGAGTTCTTACGAACTCCCCGTACTTATCCCAAGGATGGGTAAGCACAGTACGTTTTAATCGGAATACCTCTACTTGCCAGTCTTTGTGAAAGACCGGCTGGTATGGAGGTGTTTTCCGGAAGAACCAACCAACGACATCGTCGCAAGCTGGTCCAAAAAACCGGAAAGACTCCGGAACGTACTTAAAGACATAACGGAGGGTTTCATCCAATTTTATACCAGAATCTTCACTGAACCCGTAGAGTATATTATATACAATACGGAGGTCGACTATATCGTCGATTCGATCAGTAAAGGATGGTTTGGATATAAGGTTTCCGTTAAGGAAGTCGGAGCCACACGATTCTCGCACAAGACCTTTGAAGAAGGATTTATCCTTGTTCAAAAGGAAACCTGTCCTCGTTAACACAGAGGCCAGATCATTTGCGAATCGAAGTGGACACACAATATCATCGCCATAAATAGCGATGTTGGAAATATGATCCTTCCATTGTTCGCCCTGGTGTCTAATGACACCGTATAGGAGCGAAGAAAAAATCAATGTCTCCAATCCAAAGGTAAAGCCGTTGCCCATTGAACTAACCTTCTGGAAAGTTATAACGTTTCCATTAGGTAAGGTCCCACTATCCATTCGAAGTTGGAGAAATAAATCTCTCCAAGCCGAAGGAAAAAGCGATAACCAATTCAATGCGACACAGTCAGATGCCCCACTCAAGTCCATAGTCACGAGATTGTTCGTAGCCGAACCAAGTCCGGCTAATCTCTGATTCTTTTCCTGAGTGGTTAAATCTAGACCCCACCGCAGAAGTTTCTTGCGGAGGATAGAATTAACGGCCAACTGTAGAGCCACATTTCCTGTAGGCTCTACTGCGATTGTTCTGAAAGTCTTTGCAGATTTCGGAACAAAACGGACATTGCTGAAATTCTCAATTCTGAGTAATTCCTCAGGCCCCAGATATTCTTGGGGTCCGATGACGGGGTTAGAAAAACCAACATCAAGGCCACGGTATAACCGGAACCTATCATCAGTCACCAACCACCGCCAAACAAGGTATGCGGCATTTGCTGATACACTGATTGGTGGTACCCATTTGTTCAGCTGCGTTGCTAAACGCATAGGAACCCCAACCGAAGCACCAGGGCCATGGTGGGCATGATTCATGATTTCAACCATGTCCACATCCCCGAGGGTTCGGGCCAGGAATTTCATAGCATAAGACAAGATAGGTGCATAGAATGATCTATCAATCTTATTCAGATCATCCCATTCACGGTCCTCTCCAATAACAGAGAAGATCTCCTGTTTATTGGTAGCGGCACAAAGAGCTTCATATTTCATGAAGGTTTGTAACGCTACGGACTCCTTATCAATATCTGATTCAAAGTCATATTTCGCAAAACACGTCATAAGACGTATCGCGCGAATTTCTTTAATGCCATAGTTCCTGGGTGACAAGTCCCACCTCCCTGCGCAAAGCGGAGGAAGTGAATACTTGTCGCAAAAATTAAGGTAAGCAGAGGCATCTCTCTTACGTATAACGCGGGAGAGTTCTCTCCGTGCCAGATCAACAGCATCCGATTTCACATACTCGAGATCCGAGACAATATTGTCTAGGATTTTCCACCAAAAATCTTTCGGTAGCCGAGGCTTGTCAAT